ATCAAGAATGATTGATGATGTTTCAGAATCTTTGAAGGTATGGCAGTCTCAAGCAAAAATTGATGAGACAATACTTTCAAAGGTTAGGAAAGAATCTTTATCTCTTGCTATTAAGACAAGAGTCGGGCTTTTACCGAAATATTCACATATTTCGTTAAGCTCGTCAGCAACTTTTGACTACCCACGATCAGTTGGTGGCCAGGCTGCTGAAACGCGTGAATTTTACAAATTCATGCTTTCAAAGTCTTTTACTTTTGTTGAAAAGAAAGACTTGAAACCTCAAGATTGTCTTTTTGATTTCTTCGGAAATAAAGTTACAAGCTTGAGAAGCCTAAAGTTATTTAGACTTTTTCCTTATGACCCTTTAGGTGACTATTTATATAGAGACTTAGAGTCGGAGGATAATCTTCTTTTCTTTTCGAAGGATTTCGGTTTACCCGAAATTTCAAGTTATGGTGCTGGCTACAAAATTATGCTACTTTGTAGTGGTGCACTTCTTGAATTTGGTAGTTTTTCAAAAGAACCCGACTTGACCATAACTGTTAATAATAACGGTGGGTCAGTTCGGTTACCTCTTTGGAAAGACTATAAGGATGTTTACTATAATCCTAGAACGATTCCTGTACGGCTCGCTGCGAGTTGTACAGCTGGTTGTAAAACCAGAGTCGTTACTTTAAATAAGTGGTGCTATGGTATCCTTGGTAGATACATGCACTTTCTTATAGAGCCCGTTTTACAACGGAATGACCTATATGCATCAGGTCAGCGTTCTTTGTGGTCTAATGTCCATAAGTTTGAAAAATTTGTTAAAGAATTTTTCTACTCAATGGATTTAAAATCTTCTACAGATTTTATAGACCACCAAATTATTCAAATAATTTGGTCTAGTTTTGCTCGATATTGTCCTGGTTCTGTTATTGATAGAGCCAAAGAGGTAATATGGGCAAAACGTACTTTACACCTTCGTGGTCGTTTTCGCAAACTACACGATAGTGCAACGCTCTTAATGTTAAGAGGTTCTTTAATGGGAGATCCGATGAGTTTTTTAACATTATCAATATTATTAATAATATTCGATAAAATGTTAAAACGAGCTTTGCAGTTCGACTCACCAGCTCTCATTAGAGGTGATGACTATTTAACTGTGCTTCCCGATAGAGAATCTTGTAGTATTGCCGACTGTCTAATATTAGACTTAGGCCTACAAGCCTCTAAGAAACATGGTTATAGTCAGCGAGTTGGTATCTTCGCTGAGTCTTTCGTATTAAGATATGAAGGTCACTCATGTTTTGTTGATTCTCTTAAGTTGCGGCTGTTAACAGCTACACCTTCGACAATGTTAGGGGATTTAAAAACCTCTTTCATTGGCAAATCAAGAGAACTACAAAAACTATATAGTTATACTAATAGTAAGGTACTAAAAGGTATAATTAATTATACATTTTGGTACTCTTTTAAGAAGTATTATGGTAAGCTTACAAAAGCGTTACCGTACTTTTTACCACTTAATTTAGGTGGTCTTTCTTTTCCTTGTAAAGAGGTTAAAGGAAGATTCTTCCAAAAGTATTATCATTACTTCAATCATTTCGATCGAGATCACCTCGGTGATTTTGAAAGAATGATTGAAGCCTTGAGGTTACAGAATTTGTTCCGTAACTCAGGGAAAACTCTTGGGGAATATGCTGAAAAGTCTATTACGATATTGTCAAAATATCTTATAGACTTTAAAGTACATACCTCTAATACAGATCCTATGTCTTCTTTTTTACAAGAGAAGACTCTGTATTCTAGGCAATTCATGACTAGTAGATTTAGTAATATCTCTGCTAGTAATGATAAAACCATTAGTGGAATTTCACACTTTGATTACGCTTTAGAGCGTGAAAGTGTTTATACAGTATCACGTTTGATTGATATAATCGAACGTATAATACTGTTCAATCGTTATTTACTTAACGATGTCAAACCCGTGAACATTACTATTAATAGATGGGCACGAGTCGCATCTCGGTTTTGGTTTCCGCGAATTATTTCGCGCCCTATGAGGGATGAGCCAGAACCGGACTTTCGAGAAGTCGAAAGTAGATTTTTGCGTTATACGGATTATTTCGTATACGTTAAATCTGATAAGTTCTTAACAGAGGACGTTGGGTCTTCTTTAAGAATAAATCAGTTTGATCCTTTGGGTAACATTAAGTATTTAATGCCAGAGGATAATGCTGATTATATAGGTATGAATGGTAGAGGTGTGATCCTCCCACCTTTATTTAACCGTCCTGAGTTGGACGTACCTATATATAAAGTCCAAGTTTGTAAACCTGGAAAAAATTATTATCGATTAATCGATAAAGATTAAATATGTGCTTTGGGTTTGCCATGGCAGATCCACCCCGCATATGGTTGCGACATGGGCCATTTTAAACAACATAGGCTAATACCTTGGTAATAGTCTATAAAGCGTTGTAAAATGTTTCAGTACTTTTGGGTAATGAAACATAAGCTG